AGCATTGTACAAACGAGCAGACTCTACGAAATAAGCACCCTCATAGGTACCAATTTCTCCTGCCCAGATACGGTCTTGTGCAGCACTATATTGGTTAGGGAGCAACCAGCCTGCTGAGCCTGTTTCTGCACGAAGATCGTGTGAAACTTCTGGGTGGATACCAGCCCAGTATAGTGAGCCCTTACGAGCAATTGTCTTACCAGCACGTAACTTAGCAACAGCCTTACGGATGTTTGCAGAAGATAGTGTTGCAGCAGCAGTAACTGTTGCTGTAGATGTGGCAGTTGAGCCAGAGTAAATTACGTTAGTTCCACCGCGAAGTTCAGTCATTGCGACTCCATCAATGGAATCTGCAAGGTTGAACGCGATGATGTTAGCAATCGCTGGGTCTACATCAGCAAGGCTGAAGAGTTCCAAAGCGCGTGTAACAAGAACAGAGTTACCGTACTCAGCAAGAGTAATAGTAACTGATGTTGGTGTACCGATTGCAACTGAGTCACGCTCTGTTGCTTCGGTTAATGCTGTTGTCTGTGCTGCTAAGTCTGCATAGACCTGAAGAACTACTGAAGAACCAGGGATGCTTTGCTTTGCAGGAGTTTTGTCTGCGACACTACGAATAAGCGGTTGAGAACGTAGTGCGAATTCTAACAGACGGTCATACGCTGTTTGTACTAGACCAGCACCACCAGCGGTTCCGCCGAGAGTGCTTGAGCCTGTACTTGAATAGGCATTAGCCATTGTTCACCTCCAAGGTGATTAGAATTACTATGTGTGTATTATTGTCCATTAATCAATGCTGAAATCTCTTCTGCATTTGCAGCAGCGAGAACTCTTTGCATCAAGTCTTGGGCTTTGTCAGGAGTCGTACCAAGTTGAGTAACTACATCCTGTTGCCGTAAGGCTGCACGATTGAGTTCTTGTTCTTGGGTTACCTCTGGCTGTGTTAATCCAAAGAGGTCTCCGTTGTCAGTAAGCCAGTTATTAACTGATTCTTCACTAACATCGTCTAAGTCTTTAAGGATTAAACGCTGTGCCTTTGGATTGACACCCTTCTTGTCTAGAACGTCTTTGACTGTACGCTCACGCTGCGACTTGGATAATCCCTCAAGTTGCTCAGTAAGTTCTTTGATACGCTTTTCATCAGAACGTTTGGCTTTCCGTAACTTTTTAAGTAAGTCGCTTCCATCCATCTGTACTTCATTGTCGGTATCTTGGTCGTCTTCGTCATCGTCCCAGTAGTTGTTGCTCATAGCAACCCACCCTTCTATTCGTTTGAATCGCAAACCACAGGTTCCAATCGGGGAATTGGTCTGGCTTTTGCTACCAGTCTTTGTACGCTATATGTGCTGGTCTGCCATATAGGAATCTATTTTAGTACTGACCTTCGCCAGATGTTCTTGCTAGGTATTGAGTTGCAAATGCACCCTTTGCTGCTCCAGCAGAACCTTGAAGTCTGGCAATTTCAGCCTGACTTAATAAATCTAACTTGCGTTGTTGCTCTGCACTTGTTCCAAGGTTTGCATTAAGCACATCGGTTTGTGTCATTGGTGTCTGACCAGCAGTAATACTTGTAAGTTTGTTAACGGTAGGTTCCATCAATGCTGTTCTGGTTAATGCTGGTCCTATGTTGCCCATATTGTAACCTTGACCAGCAAGGTTTTGTGCATCTGATAGGGAAACTTGATTTAATCCTTGTTTCTGTGCCGTACCTTGAATTTCAAAGGATGTTAAGTCTTTCTGCAATTGTGCAAATCCCTTGTCTCCAGTAAGGATTGCCTTTGCAAGTGAAACATTATCTAATGCTGGGTAGTTAGCCAATACCGATTTCTTAATATCTTGTGGAAGATTTTGGATTTCAGTATAAATATTATTGACATAATTTCCTACATCTGTTACCGATAATCCTTTACCTATAAGACTTCCAAGATAATCTTGTGTTGCAATGTCCCCAAGTGATGCTTGGCGTAATACGTTGCCCATAGCAGCCTCTGATGTATAATATTCTGCAATAGTAGGGACTTTAACTGCTTGACCAGCAACAAGTTTATCCTGTAATGCGTAGATGCCAGAAAATCTAGAAACAAAATCTTTAAGATTGGGATTAGTACGTCCCTCTTGAATAGCCATATTTAATGCTTCTTCAACAGATGAACCACTTGTGTAGTATGGATTTACTATCTTGTATAATTCATTGACCCAAGGTTTAGACATTTCTGCTTGACCAAAAAACAAAGCAAGAGTATTTTTAAATGTGTTTACAGCAAGACTTTGAGTTGTAGTACCACCAGTTGTAGTAGTTTCAAGTCCAGTGGAACCTGGTTTAGCACCAACAGGTGCTTTATAAGTTGGGTCAAATTCTGGAAGGCTTGTGGTATATCCACCTTTTCCATCTGCAGTCTTGCGGATTCTAGTTCCTGGTTGACTCTCAAGATAACCAATTATGGTTCCCTTTGGAGGAAATGTTGTTGAACCCGTTTGTGGTGTTGCAGGTGATGATGCTTGCGCTGCTCTTGCCTCAGCAGTTGCTGTCTGTGCTGTCTCAGCAGTTGATGTTTTATTGGCTGTATTGTCTGCAGTTATTTGTGCAAGAGTTGGAGCAGGAACATTAGCAAGTGCTTGTTGAACACCAGATGCACCTGCGACAGTTTTAGATGGCACTGTGTCTGGAGTATTAGTCACAACATTAGTTAAAGGATTATATGTGCTTGCCATACTATACTCCAAATCCCATCGCTCTTGCGGTTGCAGTTGCGGCACTACGTGCAGCCTCATTTTTCCACGTTGTTTTTTCTGAATCTGCACTGTTCTTTAATGTAGTAATAAGGTCCGCATTACTTTGCATAGGTAATTTGCCAGCAATGCCATCTGGTCGTAAATACTTATCTAGGTATGGATTAGTTAAATCAATAGTTGTTGGGTCAATCTCTAACCATTTTGCAATAAGCGCAATTGGTTGGGAAGCCAAATCCATTACAGTAGAACCAGGATTCTTTGTAAGTCTGTCTGCAAGCAGTGGATAATTTTTGATTGCATCTGGCAAGTATTGAGCCTGAATGCTTTCTTTGGTTACGTGCCCAGCGCCAAGTTCTCTTGCAAGGTTTGTTACTTCAACGTTTGATAGGTGGTCAACACCCATTCCACGCAAAATTCCTTTTACATCTGAAAGGGCAGCAATTGCTTTAGGTGGAAGTGACTTTGTATCACCAAAGTTTACCTTAGCCCATATCCAGTTTTCAGTAAATGTCTTTGCATCAAATAGATTTGGAGTTACTGTTGTCTCAGTACCGCCAGATGTTTTCATAACTGAAGTTACTTTGCCAGACGTACCAGCAGCATCTTTTAATTTACTTGCAAAATCTAATCTATCTGCATCAGACAATTGTGATATATCATACTTTAATCCAAGTGCTGTGTTATTTAAAAGTGCATTTGCGGTTACTGGGTCGTATTGAACTACTTGTGTATTTGTAATACCAGTTGTAATTGGAGTATTATCAACAGCAGTTTTTAATACATCCCAAGGAGTAGATTGATTTCCACCCTTATACTCTGCTACAGCACCGTCAACAATTTGTCCCCATAGTGACTTTAAACCAATATCAGTAACTAAACGATTTGTGTTTAAAAGGTATTGAGCAAGTAAAGTTTTTTGCTGTATAGGTAAGGTAGCAAAAGACTTTTTTGCAGTACTGGCTTCTACCTTAATTAAATTGCCCTTGGCATCAGGCATCCATATATATGTTTTCTGAGCCTGACCACCCTTGGGTGGGAATTTAATTACTGGAGGTGCTGCTGGAATTCCCATTACTTGTTCTCCCTTGATTTAATATTTGTATTCTTTAGGTTATCATTAAGGAAGTATCTGTCAATTAGATTTCCTAATGCTGGGTCCCAATCATTTCTAGTTTTTGCTAGATAGTCTACCCAAGCATTTTGCACAACACCTTTGTATCCAGATGGAGCATCTGCATAAAGATTGGCATAATCATCTCTATATTTTATAAAGCCTTTAACACTTTGCCAAAATGAAGTATTACCAAATTGGTCCATATATGATTTATTATTAAGAACAGTTTGCATACCCATAGCCTGCACGGCTGCATTATCACCAGATGCACTCTTGATATATGCTGCATTCCATTCTGGACTTGCTTTACCTAAAATAATTGCATATTTCTTTAACTCATCAAGAACTTGTGGGATGCTTCGATAACTTGCGTAACCAGCCTCTTTAGCGGCAACATCATATTGATTTTTTAAATCAGAATATGCCTTCCAACTCCTAGATACTTCTAGGTCACGTTGCATTTTCTCTATGCTCTTTGCTGGCTTATTAAGGATGTCTCCACCAGGAAGTGCCTTATTAGGGTCGTTCAAGAATTTACCAGCCTGCACATCCACACCGTATGGTATATCTGCAGTCATAAGACCAACAAGTGACCCACCTGGTTCTAGAAGTTCTAGTTGCTTGGCTAATCCAGAATGATTTACCCAAATACGGTCTATAGTTTCTTGGCTGTTTGGAGCATAAATGGATTTAGATATTGCTTTAATCTGCAATACATCTTTCTTGATTGAACCTTTAGGTAGGCGCAACATTGTGTTAACATCTTTTTCTGCAAGGTCAGCAGCCTCTGTGCGTGATTTACCTTGTGCAACATATGCAGTAGCCTTGGCATTGAAAAAGTCTTTAAATATGCTTGCTGGCTTTGTCTCAACATATGCTGGTGTTCCAATTATAGAACCAAACTGCCACTCAAATTTATTTAAATAATTCTTTTTTGTTTGTTTTAAGACACTATCCGTTGTTGGAGCAGGACCAAGATTAGCATCATAGAGCATTTGTTGATATTGGAATTCAGATGTTACTGAGTTAATCCAGTCAATAGTTCCGTCTCCATTAGGCAATAAATACTTGCGTAATGCTGGGAGCCATCCTGGAGTTACTGCACGTTGAGCATTCCTTACTACTCCATATGCTAGACCCTCTGTTTCAACTCCATATGGAAATAGTTCATCGTATGAATATCCTGGAATTTTACCAAAAAAATTATCAATAAGTTTCTTTACTTGTTTATCAGAACCCTTTTTTGCGTTATACAAGATTCCCATAGGAATTGGAACAATCCAAGATGGACCAGCAAAGTTAACCGCAAAGTTTGTTGCTCGAATTGGGAACTTTAAACCTTTACCATTGTTGATTGATGCCATTTCTTTTGTTCCAGGAACGACAAGGTATTCTGCATCTAGTACATTATCAACTGGATTTCCGTACTTGTCTACACCGAATGAATTATAAAGTCCATAATAACTATTTAAGAACCCAGCAAATCTGGAAGGGTTTTTAACTGCCATTCTGCTATAACGATATATGCCACTTGCTGCTGCAGTTGGGAATGCTGCTACCGTTCTTGCAAGAAACAAGGCTCGGTTAGCACGGCGAATTGAATAAAATGTCTTTTCAAGTTCTTGAACTACCTCAGTTGCTGCGGATGTTCTAATGCCATTGATTACTGTTGCATCAACATCATAGCCCATATTGTATAGCGATTGAACTTTATCAGTCATCTTTGCTTTATACTCAGTACTTGCCCAAGCATAACGAAATGCATTTTCTGGTTTAGCCAATGTGGTCCAGGCTTTTGCAGTAAGTTGGTCTATTACATCAATAAAACTTTTAGCACCAACTGTATTTATTGAGTAAGCAACTTCTAATGGTTGAATAGGTGTAAGAGCCTGTGGCTCACTTGCAAGAATCTTAGCCAAAGATTTAGAATTAACTTCGCCTAATCCAGCAATTCGTTGTGCTTCTGCTGAAGGAAGATACCTATTGACATAACCAATTTGATTATTAATAATGCTTACAATATCACTTTCAGTTTTTCCAAATTCATAAGCATAAGAACGAGCCTGTCTAGTTTTAGCCCAAACCATAAGTTCATCACGAGTTGCACCAGCAAGAATCTTATCAACTAAAATATCTCCACGCATATAATTGTTTACAACATATGCAAGTTCATCAAAATAATGAGGACTGGAAATATCAGTTATAGTCTTTGGACCCTTACGGTCAAATATATTTATCTTCTGTGCAAAGAGTTTATCTCCAGTTAGTTCAAGGTTGCGTGTATGCGTGTTTGAAACTTCACTTTTATATCCTTCACCAAGATGATTCTTATCAGTGAATTGTGGGATATCTGAAATCTTATCACCATTGTCCATTACTGCAGTAAATGGCTTTTGTGAACTATATTTTATAGAACGTCCATCAGCAATCATAAAAGAATCAGCCTTGTCGGCGTGCAACTTTCCAAATCCTTGGATATTTGCTTCTAGATTTTTATATGCTTCTGCTATTTTTGCATCAACTATTTTTAAATCTGGAGCAAGCGTTTCAATATCTCCAGCAGCCTTTGTAATTGCAGCCTTGGCATTTGCAATTTCAGATGCATATTGAGAAAAATTCTTTGTTTCTGGTTTAGTAACTCCAGTTACAGTAACTTTAATTTTGTTTCCATTTACTTCAGTTACTCTAAATCTTGTGTTTCGTGGAAGCAACCATTCACTTTCACCTTTAACAAATTTTTCAGTTACATTAGTTCTAAATCCAATAGGAAATATACCTTTTGCGCCAGCAGGGTTTGTTATTTCAAGAACAATTCCATTATCTCTTGCAAATCTAGTACCAATGTTTTCCTTCAAATCTGTTGAAGAAAAACTTTTTTCTACAAAAGTATCACCAGGTTTTAAATTGCGTAAATTATTAAGATATTCTTCGCTAAATCTATCTGATGACAAACCTCTAAATGTTATAATTGGTTTTTCAAGGACTGGTGCATTTGAGATAAGTGAATCTAAATCAGAAACAATTTTATTAACCCTTACTGTTTCTTTCTCTGCAGCCTTATACTTTCCACGAAGGACGGTATTAACTAGGTTATAATCACCGCTGCCATTTGAATAATTTATAAGTGAATCCTCAAATGATTTATTGTTTTCAACGGTAAATCCACGAGTGCGTTGACTATTTAAAGTTGACATTAATTCATTTGCATCTGTAATAACAGATGGTGCAACTTCTTGAATTGGCATTTTTGATGCAACATCTTCAAGATATTTTATTCTGCGAGTTAAGTTATAAAGCGTTGGTTGCTTTAATATGCCTCTAGTAAACTCAGGTGCTGCAGCGTGAAGTTGTTCTTCAATGAAGCGGAGACGTTTTTCTGCTGCAGCAAGGTCGCGTTTAACAATTGCAGCATATTCAATCTTTGCCTGTGGAGAACGACCCATTGGGTCTTCAAAAAACTTTATATATTCCGCAACGTGGTCATCAAGAAGTTCTGCAGTTGTTGAATATTCTTTTGAAAGCATATCAAAATCTTGAGCCAATTGACGTTTTGCTGATGATGTAAGATTCTGGCTTGCATCAATGGAACGAAGCACGTGAGTCTTACCATTGCTTATAGCATTTTTTAAATTAGTTCCAAATTCTTGTGTAAGTGCAGCAGAACCGTGAGAAAGAACAGATACTAGCAATGGCTCAATAATTGAGTTCTTGCTAATGTATGCTGGACGTACAAGTTGAGAAAAAGAAAATGCTCTATTGCCAGCCTCATAAACAAAATCCGTTGCATTAATTCCTTTACGGATTCCTTTTTGAAATACATTTTTTGCTCTTAAAATATCTCGCTCAATAGAACCAACATTAATTAATGGAGTGCCATTTCTCAATTGACGTTGAGTTAACTCATCTGTTACATATCTAACTCCAGATGGGTCCATAGCAAAAGAATTATTTGCTAAGTCATCGTGAAACCCACGAAGGTTGTGCATAGACTCTTCAATAAGCCCAGTGATATCTTGCTTTCTAACTCCATAGGTTCGAGCAACATCATAAATTAATTCTTCATTTAACTTATCTGCAACAAGTCCACGTGCTCCATCATAACTAGCAGAAAGATAGTCACTTATGACTTGAGACCTATATTGAGATACTGGTATAGATTCTACTACACCATTGCGAATAACTTTAATTGTATTTGAACCATTTGAAAATAATTTCAAATCATCAAAATGTGCATTTATTTCTTCAATAGCATCCATTGGTCGTATACCAGAATTGGATATCATTCCGCGTGGCATCTTGGTTGTAGCAATTCTGATTAATGTAGTTGGAGCACCAAACTTACCAACTATCTGTCCTGTCCATCCACCAACTTCTGTATAGTCACGAGTTGCTGTTGCGGAGCGTAATTCAGATGCACGACCTCTAATTTTTGCATACGTTCCACTACCAAGAATAGGCTCAGGTGGTTGATAAAGTTTGCCCAAATAACGAGGAACTGAATCAATATCTCCAACTTTGATACCACGAGCAGCAAGTTCTGGAGTTACTTTTAGTACTGTTCTATCTTGCCGAAAAGCATCATATATTTCTTGATGTTTAGGGTTCTTTGCAACTGCGTCATCAAATGCTGCAGCAATGCGTTGACGTTGCTCAAAGGTATGTGTACGCAATCTGCCAGTATTTACAAAATCTGCTGCCATTTCCGCTTGTGCGTCACTCATAATCCATAAGTCATCAGACATCTTAGCATTTGTAAGACGCACTAATGCTGGAGCATAACCTTTATCAGCAAGTATTAAGTCACGTACAATTTCTGGACTTTCAGTGTTTAATATCAATGCTGGAAGACGTGGATTATTTGAATGTGGCTCTAATATATCTATAATTTCATTTATGTTTTTAGATGCAGCAGCGCGGCGCACATCACTTCCAGCAACGGTTGGTTGCCCATCAATTAAGTCTTGATTTATTTTTGTTTCAAAATCTGTAATAGTCTTTAATGTTGTAGAAAGTCCTGCTTTGCCAGCAACTGCAGTAATTCCTTTTACTGCTCCACCTGTTGCTGCAATAACTGCAACATTGCCAATAAGTGCATCGCTAATACCAGACATATATCTGCCAGTTGTATTTTCAACAAAGTTTTTTTGTACATCTTTGTCATCCCAAAGGTTGACTTTGTCAATATTTATTCCACCATCTTTTAAGATAGCGTCAGATATACCAGTTACGTGCCAAGGATTTAAATAAGATTTTGTAAGTGCAACTCCAAGAGATACATCTTTTGAACGATTGTAAGCATTTTGTAAATCTGAGAATTGAAAACCTTTGCCATAAATGCCAGAGTCATAAAGTGGACTACTAGGGTCGGTTGCCAATGCTGCTGCTGAAATTGGACGTTTTATAAGTGGACTAAATACTTTTTCTTCTGCCTGTTGACCTAGGACAAGAAGTGGGTCATACTGTTGTATTTTTTTATTTGTCTGACTTGTTATAATATCAGTCATTGCTTGTTGCGTTTGAGAAGACATACCACTTGCAGTAATTGCAGGTTGTAATCCTTTTTGAATGCCAAATTCAACTAAAGGTTTAATTCTTGTTTCGGCAGGGTTTGTAAGATTCATACCACTTGCGGAGAATCCTTCTCCTATGCCAGATAAAGTCTTTCCAGCAAACTTCCCAACTGGACTTTGAGCAACAGTTTTGGCAACTTCAACAGCATTATATCCTGGTATAAAAAGATTTTTTGCTATACCGCCAAGTTCATCAGTGAAGTCACTCCAAAATGACATTACTTCACCACGCTTCCTGGGTTAAAATTAGATTCAGAACTATCTTGTGGGTCAATTCCAGTCAAAGATTTTATGAATGTATTTCTGTCTTGAGTTGATTCCCAATCTATTGTTGAAAGACAAAAGGCAATGCCAAAGTTTTCTGCGCCTAGTGCATTTCCAAATTTATCTAAATGGTCAAAGAATGTATTCTTTTGCCATTGCATCAAATCATACCTTTTAGTTTATTAACAAACCTCTTGTACGAATCTGGAGCACCTTCGATGCGTGCAGCATTAATCAAATCTGGTAAGTACTTTGCAATTAAAGCAGAATTTTCAATTGGTCGTCTATCTGGATTTACGCTATTAGGCAATGCGCTTGAACCTTCGCCTCTGCCAAAATCTGTTCCATCGGAAGCGTGCTTACCAGTAGGTTGCATCTCGTGCAATGCACCAAGACCTAACAATGACGATGGTTGTCCCTGTGGTGCACGACTAGCGCCTTGGTCTCCACCAGCGCCAAGTGAGATTGCTGGGCTGGATGGTGCTGAAGGAGTTCCTAACATTGCTGCGCCACCTGACTGCATTGATAAATCTTTGTTTTTTCCATATCCAAAACCACTATAAGGAGGTTTAGGTTGACCAGATTGACCATTGCCGCCATTAGGAGATATGTTTGCTGGGTTATTCTGAGGAGCAGTTGGTCGGTAACCACCTCTTTTTTCAGCCATTAGTCATTCTCCTCATCGTCATAAGCATTAAATAATTCATTATTATATTCTTCTGCAAGTTGCATCATTCCTGCTGCATTCCAGGGAGTCATAGACTCACTCACTTCAGTATGCAAATATCTTGTACCGTTATAATCAGCCCACTCAGATATTAAAATCCAATTCGCGGCAATAAAATTTTTGCCATTAGAATCTGTATCAACGAGCACTCTTAGTGCTTCGTCTACTTTAGAGTGAAATTCTTTATTCATATTTTTGTTTTAGCAAATTGAATTTTTGTTATGATTGGTCCATTTGTAAATATGTCCCACTCAGAAGCAATCTCTATCGCCTTGCGTACTATTCTTTCTGCATCTTCTGGACCCTTTGCATCTTCAATGCCAAGTGCCTGCATAGCACCAAGTGCCACATCTCCACCAGAACCAGAATAATAAACATTACTAGAATCTCTGTCCCAAGAATAGTCTTCAAAGATTGGGTATATTATGCCTTTGACTGATATGATAAATGCAGAATCGTGTTCTGCTGCATCGCCATCTTCTTTCATATCATACCCAGCATCTATAAATGCTTTTCTCATTTGTGGTATAAATGATTGTGTAACAAATATATCTAAGTCTTGATTTGTTGATGGTTTAGGTGCTTTCCAACCAAACTGTAATATGTTAGAACCACGACCCGAACCAGAACCAGCAATCAATATTCCGTTGTTATCTATAATCTTATTGGTAACCATATTAACTGGACGTCCATTATCGTCACTTGAACGAGAATCACATCCAATTACAGACCAACCATCGCCCTGAATAGCAGCAAGTGTAGTCATAAGTCCCCCAAACTAATTTTATCTACGTGCGACTGTTCTTACACTTCCACTAGCCTGACCACTTGCTGTTAAATTTGAAAGAATGCTCATAATGTCTGGTCGTTGTGGAGCCTGTTCTGGCAATACTGGCGCTCCTTGAGGTGCTTGTGCTCCTTGTTCTGGAGCAAGAGCGCCTCCTGCTGGAGAAGCGGTGGGAGCAGGGGACGTTTGCTCAACCATTTGTGCCTCACCAGCAGGAGGAACTTGTTGCTGCGGAGCGAATGTGGCTTCAATAGCGTCTTCTAGTGCTTGACCTTTTTGACGAGCCTTGATAACCGCAGCAATTTTACGTACTACCTCTGAAGCATCCTGACCCTGTGTAGCCATTTGTGGGATTGCTTGCGTGTAGGCTGTAAGCGAACCTAGTAATGCTGCTCGCATATCTTCAATTTCAATTTTTTCAAGTTCTTGACTTACGTTAACTGTAAATGGAAGTTCTCTCATAGCCATATCTCTAGAAATTAACTTGCCACCCAATGCTTGTAGCATAAAAATAAGACCTTG